CGCGACCGCGCCTTCTCTCCCACATTGAAGAAGGCTAAGGGCCGTAGCAGCAAGGCAGAGGACCCGCTCGCACACATCGCAAGTATGATGGAGTCGGCTATCCTACAGAGCAACCGCAATAAGCTGGTGCGTCAGAAGTTCCTGAACTTCGTAGAGAACAATCCCAGCGACCTATTCAGTGTGCAGAAGCTATGGGTAAAGTGGAACGAGGTGACCAAGGCCTGGGAAGCTGTTCTGCCTGAGTTCGACCCCAACGACACGAGCGAGGAGGTTATCCGCAAGACGCAGGAGTTCGAGGAAATGATGCAGGAGAACAAGAGAAAAGACCCGAAGAACTTCAAGCTGGCAAGCGAGCAGCCCTCTATCCCTTATCGTGTCGTCAGCCTGGGTGAGCAGATGCAGCACCAAATCATTGTCAAGCGCGGAGGCCGTGACGTTGTGATCATCGTCAATGGCGACCCACGTGTGGCAATGGCGGTGAATGGTCAGACCAACCCCGACGGGGGGGCTCAGGGGCATATCGGTGCGCTGTTCAGAGCTGGGGCAGCCGTGAATAGAAAGCTCGCAGGCTTCTATACGTCGCTCAGCCCGAACTTCGTGGTGAAGAACTTCATCCGAGATATTATATACGCTAACACTATTGCGTGGGTCAAGGAGTCACCCACCTACGCAATGACCTACCACGCCAACGTAGCCAAGCTCACAGGGCAGATGCACAGGCTTGTCCACCTCTATGAGCACGACAAGCTGGATATGTCCAACGAGACGCACCGTGCGTTTAAGCTCTTCATGGAGAACGGAGGTGAGACGGGCTACTCGCAGCTCCGTAGCATGGACCGCCACAAGAAGGAGATCGAGCGTATGATGAAGGAGTCAGGAAGACGTATTAGCCCCAAGCAGGCGTTCCGATTGCTGGGTGATACTATGGAGTTTGCCAACCGAGGTATCGAAGACCTATCTCGCTTCGCTGCGTTCCTGACGAGTAGACAGATGGGCCGCACTATCGACCGCTCTATCTACGACGCAAAGGAGATGACCGTGAACTTCAACAAGAAGGGAGCGGGCTCTACCTTCTATGATGCGACAACGCAAAGCAGGGTGGGTAATGCCGCGGCACTCCTTTCAGGTACGGGGCGTAGCTTATACCTCTTTTGGAATGTTGCTATCCAGGGGTCTGTGAACATCGCACGCGCTGTGAAGAGAAACCCCAAGAAGGGTACGGCATACCTCGCCACCTTCCTCGCTCTCGGTATTCTTCAGACGATGCTCCCAGCACTCACGGGTGGCGACGATGATGACAGATACTGGAACTTGCCCGACTATGTAAGACGTAATAATATCTGTTTCTTTGTAGGAGACGTGCTTGTGAAGATCCCCCTCCCCCAGGAAGCCCGCGCTATCTTCGGCATCGGGGAGCTCGGCATGAGCTACTCATCGGGGAAGGAAGACAAGACGCCCATGGAGCTGGCTCAGAGTATCGCTGGTCAGATCTCTCAGGTGATGCCACTTGATCTCATGGACGACTCGGGGGCTACACACGCACTCATGCCAAGCCTTGCTAAGCCCTTCTTCGAGGCACAGACTAACCACAGCTGGATGGGTCGCCCTATTTGGAAGGATACCGACTACAATAAGGCTATGCCCGACTGGACCAAGGCCTATAAGGCTACGGGCGGTGCTTACGTATGGCTGGCTAAGGAGCTGAACGCGCTCACGGGTGGTGACGACTACAAACAGGGATGGGTAAACATCAACCCTGCGAAGCTGGAGTACATGCTCAAGGGTTACCTCGGTGGGCTCTACACAGCGGCCGATCAGATAATCAAGTCCAGCGAGACCGCCTTCGGTGATCGTGAGTTCTCGATGCGTGACGTGCCTATCCTCTCAGGCTTCCTTGACGGAGCAGACGAGCGCAACGATATGCGAAATGTCAATAACACGTACTACCACTTCAAGGAAGAGGCTAAGGAGGTCCTGCGCCTGGGTAAGTCCTACGAGAGTGATCTCGAGCAAGGCAAGAGTGACTCCACGGACTACGCTAAGAAGCTCGACGAGCTGGTGAACACCAAATCGTATGAGCGTGCACTACTCTTCGAAGACCTCAGTAAGGAGATCGAGGAGATGCAGAAGGCTCTGAAGGAGGCTACCGACCCAAAGGAGGCAGAGGAGCTGCAGGCAGAGATTGACAAACAGAAGAAGGCACTGGTGATCCAGCTGCGCCAAATGAAATAAGAGAGAAAGCGAATGAATACCAACACTAAGAAGCTACGTCGGCTGAGCCAGGTTGGCGGGCAAAAGAAGATTGACTCCGTTGGAGCTACCAAGCATCACGGGGAGTACGCCCGAGCTATGGGCGTGCTCCTCGAGGCGCGTCGTAGCTGGGACGCTATGTCACGTTTCAGGAAGGACCGCGAGCGGTGCAAGCGGTACACCTACGGGGATCAGTGGAAGGATGTCGTCAATGTGGACGGCAAGACGATGACCGAGGAGAAGTATATCATGGAGCAAGGTAGCGTCCCATTGAAGAACAACCTCATCCGTCGCCTTGTGCGTAACGTCCTCGGTGCATACCTCAAGCAGACGAAAGAGCCCGTATGCGTGGCACGAGACAGAGACGAGCAGCGACTCGGAGAGACGATGAGCACTATCCTCCAGTACAATATGCAGCTCAATAGCATGACCGAGATAGGAGCGCGCTCTATGGAGGAGTTCGTCATCAGTGGGCTAACGGTCCAACACAAGAGCTACGGGGTGCGTGAGGGCCGCCTGGACTGCTGGACGCGCATTGTCAATCCGAGCATGTTCTTCTTAGACTCCAATTCGCAGGACGTGCGCGGATGGGACGTGAGTATTGTAGGAGAGATCCACGATATTGACCTGCAAACGCTCTTCCGCGAGTTCGCTGGAAGCCGTGATGAGTGCGAACGCCTGCGTGAGATCTACCGCTATGCACGTGATGGGGAGTACGTGAGCAGTTACTTTTCGGAGTTCCCTGACTTCGGGTATAGCGACGCGAGGACTTACGACTTCTTCACGGGGCGCGATCCCCGTCGCTGTCGCGTCATCGAGGTATGGCGCAAGGAGACGAAGGAGCGTTACTTGTGTCACGACCCCAACAACGGGGAGGTGTACAAGATCGAGACGGAGGACTACGGGAAGATGGTAGAGGCCGTGAATAGAGAGCGTATGGTGATGGCGGCTGAGCAAGGGATCCCCGAGGAGGATGTGCCACTCATTGAGGCGACGTGGTTTGTAGACGATTATTGGTACTTCTACTACCTCAGTCCATTTGGCCATATCCTGAAGGAGGGAGAGACCCCATACCACCACAAGAGCCACCCCTATGTGTTCAAGGCTTACCCCTTCATCGACGGGGAGATCCACTCCTTCGTCTCCGATGTCATCGACCAGCAGAGATATACCAACCGCCTCATCACGCTGTACGACTGGGTGATGCGCTCGAGCGCGAAGGGGGTACTACTTATCCCCGAGGATAGCGTGCCTGCTAATTCGTCTATCGAGGAGTTCGCGGAAGAGTGGAGTCGCTTCAACGGGGTGATTGCCTTTACTCCCAACAAGCAGGGGGTATTACCTCAGCAGATCTCAAGTAACGCAACGAATATAGGCATCGGTGAGCTGCTGAATATCCAGCTCAAGCTCTTCGAAGATGTGTCAGGGGTGCACGGAGCATTGCAGGGTAAGCCAGGCTTTGCTGGTATGAGCTCCAGCCTATACGCTCAGCAGACGCAGAACGCTACGAACTCACTGGTGGACCTCATGGATAGCTTTAGTGCGTTCACGATCCAGGGGGCATATAAGGATGTGAAGAACATTCAGCAGTTCTACGATGAGAAGCGCGTGGTGAATATCGCGGGCAACGACTCGAGCCTACTCCCTGATGACCCTCGCAAGATCCGTGATATTGAGTTCGACCTCTCTATTGCCGAGAGCTCCTCGAGCCCTACATATCGACAGCTGGCTAATGAGTTCCTCCTCGAGGTATGGAAGGCTGGGCAGATCACGCTCAACCAGCTATTGGAGGTGGGTGACTTCCCGTTTGCGGATAAGCTCTTACAGAGCCTCGACTCGCAGGCCGAGCAGATGAAGCAGGGCATAGCCCCCGAAGGGATAAGCCCCGAAATGCAGCAGCAGGCTATGGCTATGGCTGATCCAGCAGCCGTAGAAATGGCTCACCGAGCCATCACGGCAAACTAAGACAGGGACGTGAAATGATTAGCCCCG